GACATCATGGGACGCTTCTCCTCGCGATGCTCGACGCCACGGTTCAACTGAGACAGGGCGATAACAGGGATACCAAGTTCACGGGCGAGTGACTTGAGTCCGCTAGATATCCTTCCCATCTCCTCTACCCGGTTGTTGCCGCCACCGCCGCTCATAAGTCCGATGTAATCGACTACAACAAGATCGGGTCTCGCCCGTCTCGCCTTGGAGGAAAGTTGCTGGATGCTGATTGCCGGGGTCTCGTCGATCAGCAAGTCTGCCTCGCCTATCTGGTTAAGCGATTCAAGAACGCGATGACCATATACATCGAAGGCAGACCCATCGATGACCCGGCTCACCGGGATATGGCAACGGGCAGCAAGAAGTTTTTGCATGACCTGTTGAGAGGACATCTCAAGCGTGAACACCATGACCTTCTTGCCAGCCACTGCTGCATTCAGCCCGATGTTCAGGGCGAAGGTGGTCTTGCCCATAGAGGGGCGACCGGCAATGACAACAAGATCACCCTGACGCAGACCACGGAATCTCTCGTCAAGATCCCTGAAGCCCGTGGCAACACCAAGCATTCCGCCTGACGAGCCATTAACTCTTTCCATGTACTCGATGAGTCCGACAACAAGTTCTTTGCTTGTCTGCGTAGACTTTTCCTTGGAATTCCCAACAGAAAACATCCGCTGAATCTCATCGACCTTATCCTCTATCGAGGACTTGGTCTGCAATATCGGGATGATCTGCTCGGCTGCTTCTGACATCTGACGCAACAGCCGACCTTCTCGAATTGTCTTCTCGTAGATTTGCCAATTCAGAGGGGCAAAAGCATCAGCCACGATCTCGCAAACAAGATCGCGTTCTTCGGAGGTTCGGGGGATGGCATCAAGAAGACCAATGAGCGATGCGTCCTTGCCTACTTTATGCAGAGACTGCATAGTCTCAAAGATATACTTGTGCGCCGAAATCGAGAAGTCGTCTGGGGTCAGTATCGTTTCGCTAAGGAAACTTGTCTCCGTCATCATCGAGGCGATGAAGGCGCGTTCTGTTGATGTGGGCGAAAGGTTACTCACGGTGATACTTTCCGTCGATGATCCTGCCAAATCCTTGAGGTGAAAGCAGGAAGTCGATGTCAGCAATGAACCGCTTGCGTCCATTTGACGGCATAGTCTTGCCAGTCAGGAACGCAGAGTCGCCGACGAATCGAAAGAACTTCTGCCAGAAATCAAGGGTACTCGGATCTTGAGTACGCCCGTCAAGAACGATGGTCTCTCTGCACCTCGCTCGAAGCATGGTTCGCCGCTTGTCGGTCAACGCAACACACTTCGGTAAGGCGGGAAGCAAGCGATGGTACTCAGCCACCACCTCCTCAAGGGAAATGTTGGCACGGTTCTTGCTCTTATATATATCCATAGTATTACTAGTACTATTACTAGTAATACTTTTTTCTTTGGTTCTTTCTTTTTTAGTTTCCCGGAAGGCGATATTATGTAAAGTCTCGGGCAGCCCCAAAGGGTTAAGTGATTGATCCGAAAGAGAATTGTTACCTTCAAGATTCTGAACCCCCCCTTCAGGATCTTGAAGGTTGCCTTCAGGATTCTGAAGGCTGAACCAAAGAATGTTGCTGTTCTTCGCAATGCTAATCTGCCTTGCCTCGCCCTCCCCCTTGAGGGAAAGGAATCCTTTTGAGGAAAGTCTTGCGAGGTAGCCGGAAACGGTGGCGTCAGAAACCCCAAGGGCTTCCGCCAGTGCTGAGTTCTTGATTGAGAACCACTCGCCAGTCTGGCGTGAGCGGATCTCCGCGAGAAGGATCTTCTCCATCCAAGTCAGATCTCTGGCTTTCCAGAGTCCGCTTGGGATAAACACTCCGTCAAAGTATCGTTGTTCCATTCAGTCCATCCTCAATCGTGAGTCGCCATTTTTTGCTCGACTCGCAATCCGTGTCAAGAGGAGATCAAGTGTTGACAACAAATTTTCTCTGCACTAATCTTGGAACACCTGCTCATTGGAGCATATGGAGGCTACATGGATTCATTTATTATATCTTCGTCTGACATTCGTCAGCAGACGGCTAATTTCAAGCCGATAAACTTTCAAGAAAAATCCAGAGAGATCTGGGAAACGCTCAGCAAGATTGACGTAACACCTTACGTCGAGAAGAAGGTAGGTCTTACCTATCTGCCTTGGGCTTGGGCTTGGGCAAAGTTGATGGAAAACTACCCTGACTCAGACTTTTACTTTGAGCGTAACTCCACCGGCTCAGAGGTTTGGCACTTCCCCGACGGGTCGTGCGAAGTGCGGTGTGTTCTCACCGTCTCCGGTATCACGCGCCGATGCTGGCTCCCCGTCATGGACAACCGCAACAACGCGGTTAAAGAAGCCGATGCCCGTGATATCAACGATACGAAGATGCGATGCCTCGTTAAGAACATCGCCTTTTTCGGATTGGGTCATTACATATTCACAGGCGAGACTGCGCCAGTACAAACCCCTTCTGCGCAGGAAGAGAAAAAGGATACGCAAGATAGTTCAACGTCTTTCACCCTTGACTCTTCACTCGCCTACCTCTCTGAGGCGGCAGACAAGGACGACCTTCGCAAGAGAACGCAGAACGTCCTGAAGGCTGCGGCCAATCGTGGACTAGATGGAAATTGGAGGGAACAGGTGATCGCTCATGCGACTGCCGTCTCGGAGAAGTTCAATGGCAAGTAAGCAAGGCACGTCGGAGTGGCTGGCAGAGCGTGTCGGTAAAATCACCGGGTCGCGAGTCGGAACCATCCTAGGCTTGAACCCTCATCAAAGCCCATCTGACGTAATGCGCGAGATGGTTCGCGAGGCAAAGAGTGCGGAGCGGGAGTTCAAGGGTAATGCCGCAACAAGGCATGGTCAGGAGCATGAGGCTTATGGTCGCCGCTACCTTGAGGTTCAGCGTGGGTACATGGTCGATGAGGTGGGGTTCATCACTCACCCTGAGATCCCGTTTCTCGGCGCATCACCGGACGGTCTCGTAGGCTTTGATGGCTGCATCGAGGTCAAGACTCCGTTCTACGCTAAGCGTGTATACACACTCGCTGACAAGCCGTATTACGAGGCGCAGTGCCGTCTCGTTATGGAAGTCACAGGCACTCAATGGTGCGACTTCGTGTGCTGGATCAGCGACGATGACGCTCACATGGAGCGGATTGAGCGAGATCCTAAGTGGATTGAATCCGCCCTCCCGAAACTGGAGGCGTTCCACAAGGATTATCAGCGGGTGATAAACGACGAAGAACTGTGCAAGCCATTCCTAGATGAAGAAAAGAAGATGGCGTTCGTGGCGAACGATACGATGCACAGGGTCGCGCAACTCGCTGCGCAATTGGGTAAACTTGATGAGGCTTCTGCCCCGCTCCGCAAGGAACTGGACGAGTTAAAGCAGAAGATCGGAACCGAGTACGGGTCTTGCACGAATGGAATCGTGAAGATCGCCCGGATTGAGCGTAAGGGTGCAGTTGACTACAAGTCTGTGTTTGAGGAACTGAACCTGAATGAGTTGTTGGAGAGTAAAGGTCGCACTCTCGACTCCTATCGAAAGAAGGCGACCGTTGCATATCAAGTGGAGATTCTGGAATGAGTCAGTATAACGACAATGGCAAGGTAGCCCTCTGGGGTAACGACAAGTACGAGCGTGGCGGTAAGCAGCCGTACGTCAAGGGAAACCTCACCGCACATCGCAACATCAAGGCTGGCGAGAAGATCTCTATTGCGCTGTGGGTAAACCAGAGCGACAACGAGAAAGCCCCGAAACTTTCAGGCTTGATCTCTGATCCTTTCAAGCCAGAAGGTAAGCCGGTAGCCAAGGGTGGCAAGCCTGCCCCGGCGGCTGATCCCGACTTCGACGATCTGCTTCCGTTCTAATAATGCTTGTACTGAACCGACGATTAAATGATGTGGTTTACATTGGCCGGAATATTCGGCCAGATGATCTCGTCGGTTCGTGTGACTGGGCCATCAAGGCTACTTCGGTAATCGATAGTTTTGATCGGCCCAGAGTTTACGCGGACGTATGGGATAAGGAGGACTGGAGGCTAGTCCAGTTCTCCCCACAAAGCCCGTCCCTTAAACTGGATGAAACAACGGTCAGAGTTCTGAGCGTCAAACATGTGATGTGGGGATCGACTGAAGAGCCGGTCATCTACTTCGGATTCGACGCTCCGAAGGAGATAAAGATTGTCAGGGAAAACGCTCTTAGGAAAACAAGGGATGACGATTGACAGCGATGTCTATGTAAAGTTTGTAGGGCACAGGCCGCATCAGGGAACATCCGGCGCAGCCGGGTACGATTTGGTAGCAGAAATCCTTTCTGACTCTCCATTCATCATTCAGCCGGGACGATGGAAAATCGTCCCGACTGGAACATTCGTCGAGATCCCGCGAGGTTACGCCGGTCTCATTCTTCCTAGATCGGGGCTTGCGGCGAAGCATGGGGTAACCGTGCTTAATAGCCCCGGTCTTATTGACTCAGACTATCGCGGCGAGATAGGCGTTATCTTGCACAATGTCAATAGGCATGAAGACTTTGTCGTCACTAAAGGAATGCGAATCGCCCAACTGATGGTTGTTCGCGTCCCTGAACTCGTACTAGTTGCCGAGCAGAATCTTTCTGATACAGTCAGGGGGGGCGAAGGTTTCGGCTCAACAGGTACTCAATGAAAGATTATGGCAGCGGTAGACGACATCCGCCTTGCAGCGGAAAGCCCGGACATTAGTGAGAGAGATCGAAGTCTTCTCACGCAAGCAAGCCAAGAGATTGTTCACATGAACTGGCTATTACTTGCTGCTCGTCCGCTTATAGCGGCGAACAGAAGCCCTCAAGCAAGGGCATTGCTTGCGCGAATAGACGACGTTCTTGCATAGATGATTGTTACTCTCAACGAGGCGGAGCAGAGACTGGCTTCCTTCATAGGAAATGCTAGGCATTTAGCCTCAAGAGAGAGTGGTATCAAAGATTTAAGGCGCGGAGACAAGTCTGCGGATCTTATAGATAAAGGAGGGGCTGCCGCAGAGATAGCGTTCTGCAAGGCTTTCAATATCTACCCTGATCTTGATATTGGCGAGAAGAAGATTGCCGACTGTACTTTATCATCTGGTCATACAGTTGATGTAAAGTGGACTTCGAGACAGAACGGGATGCTGATCACCGTTCCTTGGAAAAGGGCTGAGGTTGATATCTTCGCCCTTGTAGTTGGCACGATGCCTGAATATAGAATTGCTGGATGGATGTTGGCGACGGAGTTGATAAAGCAGGATCGGCTTAGGTTTGTTGGCAACAACAATGTGTACGCCGCAACCCAAGACGAACTTGTAAATCCGAAATCTTTACTGGACGTTAGACACGGAATTATTAAGGAGACAACATGGAATCAGGAATCTTTGGAAAGCAGGAACTAACTTGGGATCAGGCTGTCGAATCATTTTGGCAGTACAAGAACTCGACTCCTATCACGGAGCAGTCTAGGTACAAGATCAAGTGGGCTATCGAAGTTTACGGTCAGTACTTCAAAGGCCACTCTATCAGGGCGATAGGCAAGGCGCAGGTCATACGCGCAAGAGATATCATCAAGTCGAAGTCACTCATGAAGGCGTCGTCAATCAACGACGCGACCAAGAAGTTGATGCAGGTATTCTCTTTCGCTTTAGAGAGGGAATGGATTGACCGCCTACCAAAGGTTGACACGCTGCCGGAGGAGACTCCGAATCGCCCGGTCTTGCGTCCCGATCAAGCCAAGCAACTTATTGAGGAACTGCCGCCATCTCTTGGTAGGGCTATCGAGTTTGCAGTAGCGACCGGGCTAAGAGGCGTGAACATCTGCCGCCTCAAGTGGTCTAACGTAGACTTCGATTCCCGGTCTATTAGGATCGACGCGACCAGCATGAAGTCGCGCAAAGAGTTGACCATCCCATTGTCAGCAACCGCTATGCGGATACTGCTGTTCATCCGTAACACTAAGTGTCACCCTGAGTTTGTCTTCGTGAATGAGAGGGGTGAGCCGCTCAAGCGAATCTACTCGGACACTTGGAGACGGGCGGTCAAGGCTGCTGGTCTAACCGGATATGGCGTACACTCGACGAGACGGGGGTGGGCTACCGAGGTCGGCAAGCGATCTGATCTGAAGACGTTAATGACGCTCGGTGGTTGGACTACGCCAAGCATGGCTGCTCAGTATGTTCAGCCAGACCTAGACCACCTCAGATCTAAGGCAAGTATAGTCGAAGAGGTGTTCTTCAGTGAAACGGGAAGGAAAGGTAGTTTCGATATACCCATCGGACGATGAGATCCTAGAGAACCACAAAGGGTTCCCGGGGAAGCGTGACCTTCTTATCCTTTACTTAGACGTAGATGGCAGTCTGGTAGCCAGTGCGAACACCAACGACAAGGCGAAGTTAATCTTCCTTGTCGAGGCGTTCAAACTGCACCTGCTAGATGGCGACTTCGACGGCTAACTGTTCCTGTCCTTGATCTTCTCGTACCGCGAGTTGAACTCGTCGTACACCCGTTGAATCTCCAGTTCGATCTTCTCGATCTGCTCTTCTTTTGAGTCCTCGCTCGACGAAGAGTTCTGGATTTTCTTGCGGCGTTCGTAGAGTTTGCTCAGCCGACGCTGTGCGTTCTTCGCGAACGGCAACGCCAAGTAGTCCGTCTTGTTATCAACGACAAACTCTTCTCGGTCTCCGCCCTTCAAGGTCTTGGCTTCAGCCTCAACCCTGTACACAGAGTCCATACGATCGTAGAAGTCGCCGGGGTTCATCGTCCAAGAGGTCGTCTTGATGACCTTGTTGACGAGCGGAACCTGACGAACCTCGATGTCCTTGCCGGTTACTACCTTCTCGGCAACACCGTAAGCCTGCATCAACGTGCGTCCTGCGCCACCGAATATCTCACCGATGAGGTACTCGGTCGCGTCAGGGCTGACATCGATCAAACCCGGCTGGAAGTCCGTACCGCCAGTCGCCTTGTTCAAGAAGTTTGAGAAGGCGATTGCGGTGTCCGTAGTTCCGCGACGATGCAGCGACGCATCCGGCATCTTGACCTTGGCGAACTCTGGGTTCTCCTTGTAGATCGGATTGCCAGCGAAGTCCTCGTTCATGGCGATGTCTACGAGGGGGCGGATAGCGGTCGGGGCGATTGAGCGAATCGTGCTGCCAGCCGCACTCGTAGACTCTGGAACACGCAGCGGCGACATGTCATTCGCCACCTTGCCAAGCGTCTTGCCCACGAACCCGCCAGCCGACTCAACCCCAAGCATTGTCTCGGTGGCCTTGATGGCTGCGTAAGTCAGGATGCTGTAGCCATACGGAAGCGGGATGACAATGATCGGCATGCCCGGAAGTTTGATCGGAAGACCATTCTCCTTGACGTAGTCGGGGAGATTCTCCCACTCAGTCTTGCCGTTCTCTTCTTCGTCACTCGCAGCAATGCTCATTGCTGTTATGGCGGCAGCAGTTCCAGCTGCGTAGTACATCAACTTTCGAGCCTCGGCAGAACTCATCGTTCTGAAGAACTGCAAGTTACCGTTGATGCTTGCCTGCCAGAACATGTAAAGCGAGTTCATGAACGGCCCGGCTTCACCACGACGGTTAAAGTTCACCGTCACATTCTTGGCAAGCAGGGCTGCTCGGTCTCGGCTCACGCCAGCCTTACGCGCATTAACGTAGGCAGCAACGCGAACAGCGTTTTCGGTCATGTCGTTGAAATGCTCAATCGCATTCTTAACGCCATTGAGTCCTCGCTTGACCTTCATCAAAGCGGTGCCGCCTTCGGCAGAGCCAGACTCTCCGATAAGGTTGATACTTTTTTGCAACTCTCTGTGCAGTTCGTTTGTATCTAAGTTCCTTACATAACCGGTTGCGCCGCCGTCCTCGAAGAACTCCTTGACGAAGTTGTCTTCTGCGGCAGTGCCTGCCTTGTTGTTTAGATATCGGCTCAGAGCCTTGTGATACTTGAGGCTGACATAATCAGAGATGGCGGCCTGAACAACCGTCTTGCCATCTACCTTTCCAGCCCCTTTGAGGAGGCCGTCATGCAGATCAGCCTCTGCAACGAGGTTCATCATACCGGCCATGAAGTCACGCGGCACGTTGACGATTGACCATGCCGGGTTCCAGCGAGTGGTCATTCCGGCTAGGAATGAAGACGCCCGACCAAGCGTGTTCTGAGTAAAACGAACAAGGCTGCCCATATCAGCGGCGCCGAGGTTAAGCATGGCGCGACGCAGGTTGTCGTCTTTGATGTCAATGAGGATGGTTTGACCATCCTCTTTTACCTCAAAAAAGTCCTCTCCCTGACGACGGCTTGACTTCCTTCGCAACAGTACGGCGTCCTTTTTGGAATCCATGTACCGCGTATAGATCGGGTTGTCCTTGTCGATAACTTCCCACATCGTGTCATCCTTGAACGCCCTTACGAGGTTCAAGAAGCGACGACCAACTTCTACCTTACGCGCACGAATCGCCTTCTCGTACGCCTGTTTGATTGCGTTCGTGACTGGCGGGAACGCCATCGTCTGGCGGCCAAGGGCGGCAAGAGACTCTTTACCTCCGACGGAGAACCCGCGACCAACGCGCATCGCGTTGCCCTCTGGAGAGTCAAGTTCACCTATGGCCCAGCCAGTAAGAGGTACATATGACTTGTACTTGTCATTCCAAGCATCAATGACGACCTCCTCTACAAGACCAGAAGAAACCATCTTCTGCTGTGTGGACTTGATCAGGTCATCAACGAACTTCATTGCAGAGGAATACTTATCGTATTTGCCCTCCTCTCTGAATCGATTCGTGATTCCGATAGCATCCTTTGTATTGATGCCAGAGCCGCCATCAGCGTACCGTTCCTTCATGGTCAGGTATCGCTCTAGGTTTCGGCTCTCCTCGTTAGTTGCGCGAGTCAGGTCGCCATCGTACTTGTCAGAAAGTTTCTGACGAAGTTCGTCGTACCTTGCGGCGTTTTTCTTAGCGATTTCAGCATTACGCTCCGGGGCGTGTCGAGCGTAAGCAAAGAGATTGAGTTCGTTGTAGTCGAGGCCGTTGTCAAAGACGTACTTCATCATCGGCTCAAGATACTGCCGCTGAATCTTTCGCTCGTCCTCGGTCACCTGACCGCTGAAACGCTCGATCTGACCAGCAGCATCCATCTCGTCGCTGATACGAGACATGCCAATCTTCTTCGCCATCTCCTTTTGGAACTGCTCAAGGCGGTAGAAGGAGTTGACGAATACTCGCGTCAGCGTGTCTCGCAGCGTTTCGTCTGCGCCGTTGTAAATGTTTGTCGGCCTCGTCTGCTCAAGCGATGAGTTGACAATCGTTTGCAGAGAGTCAACAGCATGTCCGATGCTTCCAAACGCTCCGCTATTGACGGCGGAAAAAATTGCGCCATTCCGCTGATTCATGAACAGCGGGAAGCCCTTGTATACCGCAATCTCTTTCAGAGACTCAGGGATCTGCAAGACATGGAAGTTCCTGGCTTCGGCTTTTTCGTCAGGAAACTGAATTGAAAACTCTAGCGGCTGATCTGCATACTGACTCACAAACCCATCGATCTCTGCCGCAGAGTTTGCCGTTCCAACATACTGAAGGTCGAGGTGAACGTGAACCTGACCGCCTTCGGTCATCGCCCTCTTTGCTGCCCTTACGCTATCAGTGGCAAACCCTCTGTCTGCACCGCCCTCCGGCATGACTTCGATCTTGCCTACAGTCATGCGTCCGCCAAACTTTCCAAACAGATTCTTAGATCTGTTCACAAGTTCGCGGTCGTAGAAAGCCATCATGCCGTCGCCAGAGTCGAGCATATCTCCAGAGAGAGACATGAACTCTCTGTTCATGCCAGAAGACTTGACGCCTTCATTGTTTAGCATCCGCTCCGCAACGGTCTTCGGAATGAACTTGCCTAGTTCATTCTCTTTTACGGATCTGTTTTCTCCGGTGATGTTTCCGCCACGGTCAATCGGGCGGATGTGATAAGTGCCGTTCGTGTTCTTCTTGTAAAGAACCTCGCTTATCGTGCGACGTAGATCGTACCGAGCCTTTTGAGATTCGCCAGTTGTCCAAGCAACGCGGTCGTAACCATTCTCTGCGGCGAATCGAACGATGCGACGGAGAGCAAGGTCAGGCCAAGTTGTCTTGAACGGGGCGTCAGGAATGCCGGACTCCTCGGTATAGCCCTGTCGGCGACCAGCCTGATGCCAGTCACTCTGCACTTCCTCGATCAAGAGTACGCGATTGCCTTCGGTATCGACCCGCTCCTTGAGTCGGACATGCGCCAAGATGTTTTTGACGTCACCGAAATCGTGCATTTCGCTGACGAACGGCTTGCCCTTTAAGTTCGGCAGAGTGAGCAATAGTTCTTTGTAGCCAGTTCCGCCGGGGAACGTATAGAACTCGAAGTTTCCCTTGCCAACAGCGTCAACAACGTCGATCTGACGCTGCTGAATCTCATCGAGGAGTTGCTGTTTGGTGACGCTCCCGGTCTGGGAGCGGAGCCAGTTCGGCAGATCGTAATACTCAAGTTCCTCAACCTTCGTGCCGGGAATATTCTTGAGCGTGTTCAGCCACTGCTCCGCAGGAGCCTTGGTCATCTTCAGACTTTCGACAGCACTCTTGACTGCGCTGTAGAAAGTCGGCGCGACATCACGGATTCCGCCTAGAACTGTGCTTCTTTGCCCTTTGGCGACTCCACGAACTTCGCCCTCTCCGCCCACTCCGGGTTCGGCTGGTTCTTGTCCAGCCATTCCTTCGCGAGGAATCCCGCCCCGAACAGTCGGCTCCGCAGCACCGACGCCGGGACTGGGTGGCCGAACTTCTTCTCGTACTCGTTCAGGTAATTCGCGTCTTGTTGCAGCAGGTTCATTCCTTGCAATCTCCCTCTTAATGAAAGCAGAGGCTAGAGGCGCATTGTCCTCCAGCCACTTCGGATTGACTATATGTATGGCGAAGATCTGACCAATAATTTCAGACTGAATCGCCGTCCAGTCCTTGCCATACGGGCCATTGAACTGACGGTCGCCAATATAGAAGAACGGGTAGGCAAATTGTGCCGCCGTACCAGCCTCGGCAGTAGCCTGAGCGATGGCATCGTTTGGATCCATTCCGCCTTCCACAAGGCGGGTGGCGTTCGGAACGATAACCGTTCGCATCTCGTTGGCGAGAAGCCCGAAGATCTCACGGATCATCGGGGGTGCTGCGCCTGAGACCGCCGACACCGAGCCGTTGTTGATGGTCAGCACCTGATTGGAGATGCGAGTCTCACGCGGGGTGTCGTACCCATTGCGGCTGTGGAGGTTGTGACCGAGTTCGTGCGCGATCGTTGCGCGCAGCAGTTCTCGGAACTTCGGGTCGGCAAAATTTGCAGCGTTAAAGAAGTCTTCCGAAAGGGAGATGATCTTGCGATCCCTAAAGAAGAGACCCTTTGTCTCCAACTCGTTGGTGTTCTTGTAGATCTCGACCCCATCGACAAGGCTTTGGGGCAGACCGAAGTTATCCACAAGATCAACGAATGCGGCGGTGACCTCGCCCCTGAAGTCGCCCTCTGCCACGGCACTAACCGTATTTGGGTTAGCCCGGAAGGTTAGTCCAGTGCCATAGGTAATCGTCGAGGCGGTCTGTGACTGCAACAAAGTTGCCGTATCGCCAGCCTCTTTGCCAAAGGCGGGGACGTTTTCCGCCATACGAGAACGCTGAGCGGGTTCTGCGGCAGGTTGCGTGGCCGGTTCGGTGGCTGGACGAGCCTCTGGCTGGGCGACTGCTTCAGCGCGGGGCTGGGCAGCGGGTCTGGCGGCGCGGCGGGGCTGACGCTCAAGTGAGCGAAGGTCTGCCGCTGCTAACGCATTGAGAGCCGTTTGGAGCGAGTCCTTGACTGGGCCTTCTGGCGCAGCATCAATCATCGCCTCAAGCTCTCTACGGGCTTGTGCGTTCGGCATACGACCAGCCGCTGCAACACGCTCACGACGACGTCCCGCCCTAGGTGTGGGGGTAGGTGTGGGAGCAGGAGCGGGGGCTGGTGCAGGGGCGGGAGCGGGTTCAGCGGCAGGTTCAACTGCCGTCTGTATCTGTTCGGATACAGTTTCAGCCACAGGCTGCGGGGCGGGTTGGGCGGCAGGCTGCCGCATAAATGCCTCGCCGGGTCTCGCGCTGTAAGTCAAAGCCTCAAGGCGGCTCATCGGCTGCCGAACAACTTCCGGCTGCGGGACAATGTTTGTGGCGCTACGCGCCACAGCCTCAAGGCGATTGTCGGTAGGGCGAGTAACCGGAGAACCAGCCCCCTCACCAAGCGAAGGACGCGCCAACGTCATGGCAGGAGGTTCAACGCCAGTCAGGTCACGGGCCGGGGGAGGGATTACCTCACCGCTGACCGTTCCGCGACGAGGCTCTGGGCGGCGACCGAACTCACCCATGATTCTCTCAAGGGTAGTTTGCGGAGCCTGACCAAAGAACGGCTGCTGAATCGGCTCAATGCCAGCAGAGATCGCGGTCTGCGGGAAACGAGAAACAACGCCAGCCATCTCAGGCGCAACCTGAGTCTTGAATGTCGGGAACAGATATTCGATAGCCGCCAACTTGGCGAGACCATCGTTTAACTGCGCCTCTTCGTTCTTGATGAGATTGCGAAGCGTCTTCGCTTGTTTCGTCTGAGACGGCGCAGTGCGATCGAGTTGCAATCGACGCGCATCGATACGTTCGCGGAGGTTCGTAACGCGATCGCGCAGAGCAGAACGCTCCGCTTCGATCTGTGTACGCTCATCAGGAGTAATGCGCGGACGGTAAACGTCAGCAATCTTTACGACGGTGGTATCAAGATACTCACCTGACATGACCTTGCGCACATCTTCTGTGAGTGCAGCAAGAACATCTCGACCGCTTTCAGTTTCTCGAACAGACTCGCCAACACTTGCTGCTATTGCGCCGGGCTGAATCTCAGCGGCTCGACGGAATACAGGCGTAGCAACGCCCTCGACATCTTTGATGTCGTAAGCATTGTCGATCGCTTCAAACTTCGCAGGGTCAGCGAGAGAGTCTCTGAGGAAAGCCGTCTCAATGCTTTGCTCAAGACTCGGTTGCTGAACAGACTCGAGTTCAGACAAACGCTGAACCGCAAACGCAGGGGGCTGCGGAGCGGGTGGAGCCGGAGGAGGCGGAACAATCTGATCACCAGTCGTTCCGGTTTCACCGCCCGTAACAGGAGGGGCCGGAGGCGTTGGCATCGGGCCACCGCCAATGCGACGAGCGGCAGCAATCTCAGCAGGGAGAACAACAGCCTCAAGAAGACCGCCGCCAATTGCAGCAGTTGCAACGCCAGTTGTCGGATCAATGCCGCTATCGAGATAGCGACGTTGCATCAAGTTTTGTGCGTATTGATTTCCGCCTTCAGCAGAGCCTTGCAGGAGAGTCTGAAGGGCGGTCTTTCTCAGGGCGGACGATATGCCGGTTACGGCTGGGCCAATCGGCGCGATAGCAACAGATGCAGCATCAATGGCTGCGCCGAGACCAGAGGCTTTTGCCGCGTAATCATCAGCGCCTTCAAAGTCTCCGGGGTTTCTTTCGATGTAACTATAGTAGTTATCACCATAACTCTGGATGAAAGATGCAGTGCCGCCACCCAAAACACCGCCGATGATTGCGCCAACTGCGCTTCCTACCGGGCCTATAGCAGATCCA